CAAAGTACATGTTATGACTTTTGGGGATGGGTATGAGCAAAGAATTGCAGATGGTATTAATAATCTAGCGCAAGGTATGAATGTAACTTTTAACACTAGACCTAAAGCAGAAATTGATGATTTAGTAGCCTTCTTTGAAAGTTTAGGGGGTGTTACAAAATTTAGATTGACTGTAGATGATACTAATGGAAATGAAACAATTAAAGTAGTATGTAAGTCATGGAATCAAACATGGGTGTATGATAATTTTTATAGTTTATCTTGCTCTCTTGAAAGGGTATATGAAGCATAATGGGAGAAAGAATACCAATAAAAGAAGTTCAAAAGTTAGAACAATCGTCAGGAATTGTAGACCTTTATGAAATTGAAGTAAGTAATACTTCTAGAGTTTATATTACAAAAGCACCGGATAGTGCTTTACAAAGTATAGAGTTTTATGATTATGATACAAATACCCAGAAAAACACTTATATACCTATTCCATTAGAAATAGAAGGGATAGATATAACTACAAAAGGTGTATCAGCAAGACCCGTATTAACAATTGCAAATGTTTTAACAGACTTTGAGAATGCAGTCTCCCCTCTAACATTTCAAGATTTAGTAGGAAAGAAACTATATAGAAGAAGAACTTTAAAGAAGTATTTAGTAGGAGAAGCCTCAGAAACAGCTTCAGGAGCAACTCCCATAGAATTTCCTAGACAAATGTGGGTAATTGATAGAGTTGAACAAGAAGATTCGTTAAATATTGCTTTTGAACTTACAAGTCCTTTTAATGCAGAAGGGTTAGTACTTCCTTATCGTGTAGTTGGACATAATGCTTGCCCTTGGCAGTATCAAGGAGCAAGCCCAGAAAAAACAGAAGCTGATAAACGCGGAGGGTGTACTTGGCATAGTGAAAGTAAATTTATAATTCAAGGCACAGCATATCAAGTATATGTAAATTCAGATGATGAGTATGTTGTTAATGGTGATGCAGGATTTACAACTTGGGCAGGAAGTGGAACTAAAGATAATTATTATAAAACTACAACCACATTAGGAGTGTCTAGTGGAGTTAGAAGATATAAAGCAGACGGTACAATTGATACCAGTGTAGATAGTTCTACTATAAATAATTACTGGCAAGCAACAAGAACTACTAGTGTAACCCCCCAGGATAATCACTCAGATTGGACAAGAGTAAGAATATATAATAATTATTCAACTAGTGCTACATACTATGCTTATACAGATGATAGACTAAATGACTATGCAAAACCTACATCTGGTACAGAATTTTTATGGCAAGCAAAGATAACTCACACCAATAACGCACAAGAGTTTGGAGAGTATTGGAAAAGAGGTGATCTATGTGGAAAAAGACTATCTTCATGTCAATGTAGATATGGATTTGATCCTATAAATACAGGTACACCTACAAGTCGTGGAAAAGCAACTAAAGTTACTACTAGACCGTTACCTTTTGGAGGATTCCCCGGTGCAAGAAAGTTTAAGTAGATTATTACCTGAAATATATAGTCATATGGCTATTGAAGCTCCAAGAGAAGGGTGTGGATTAATTATCGATAAAGAAAACCCAAAATTTATTCCACTAGAAAATATAAGTGAAGAAAAAGACCACTTTACAATAGACCCAAAAGAATACGTTAAGTATTCAATTAAATCAAAAATATTATATGTAGTCCATAGTCACTATGATCAAGATTGTTATCCAAGTGAACATGACAAAAACAACTGTAAGGCATTAGGTATTCCATACTTAATAGTATCTTACCCAGACAAAAAGGAATTTATTTATGACCCACGTTAAATTATTAGGAGAGTTAGGAGAGAAGTTTGGTACAGACTGGGAATGCTCTGGCAAATCTATTCGTGAGATTTTAAAACTTATTGACTGTCAAGTAGACGGCTTTAAAGACTATTTTGCAGAGTGCCATGAGAAAAATATAGGTTTTACACTGCAGAATGGAAATGATTTTATTGAAGAGAATGAAGAAGCATGGCTACCTACTGTAAAAGACACAGTAATTATATCACCGGTTCCAGCCGGGTCAGGTAAAGGACTAGGAAAAATACTTGCAGCTATTTTTATGATTACAGTAATCGTAATGACTGGAGGAGCAGCAGCAACAGTAGCATCTACAAGTGCCACAGGAACAGGTGCAATGAGTTTTATGGGTGTGAATTTAGGGACAGCAACACAGGTTGCAGCAACAGCAGAGGCTGCAGCATTTACAACATATAGTTTAAGTACTGCAGGGTACTTAATGGTAGCAATCGGAGCAAACTTAGGAATTATGGGTATAACGGAAATGACAGCTCCAGACGCTGGAGATATGACTTCAGATCCTTCATTTCTTTTTAATGGAGCAGATAATAATATAGAACAAGGACAACCTGTACCAGTATTATATGGTACAATGAAAATAGGTGGAACCCCAGTCAGTCAAGGTTTTCAAACTGGACAACTAAGAGGAGCTTCATTAAATTATAGTTCATCTTCAGTGTCAAGTACATACTATGGGGGTTCAAATGGAACAACAACAGGCGGCGGATCAAGAAGAAGAAAAGGAGCAACGCATCAAAGATAATGGCAAAATATACTAGTAGACCCTTTGGGACAAAAACACAAGGAGATAGATCAACTCCAAATAAAACACAAATTGCAGCTGCTTACGATATTCTTTCGGAAGGAGAGATTGAAGGATTAGCAGATGGTTTTGCTTCTGTATACATAAATGATGTTCCAGTTATTGACTCCCTTGCAAATGAAATTGTAAAAAACAGAAATCTTGTTTTAAATACTACTGCGAATAATACAACTATATCTAGTTCTGTATTTGGAGCTGTAGGTGGATTAACTAATAATAATGCAACTGGGTTAAGCTTAGGTATTCGTTATGTCTTGCTTGAAAAAGCAGGTAAAAAAGGAACTGGTATAGCAAGTGCAACCAAAGACTCTAATACAATAACAACATCTTCTAACTTTTTTACTACAGAGCTTATAGCTAGTTTAAGGTCAAAACCAATTAAAGGGTATATAACACTAGCAGGAGCAGGAGCAAATGGAACCGATTTAGTAACTGTAGGTACTTTTGTTAGCGCAACAGAAATTACTATAGAAGATTTAGTAGCAACTACTGTAAGTAATGCAGATATATTTACTGATCATGTATCTAAAGTATCAAGTATTTCTGGTAATGACGCAACTTTAAGCGTTGCTCCAGGAGTTAGTTTAACAAGTGCCGCAGGAGTACTAACAGGTGCTATTACAACAGATGATAACTTAAAAAACTTATTTAATATTGAAAATTTACAATTTGGATTGAATACAGGAGTATTGAATCAGCCTCCGATTAGTATGAATACTTCTTTTGGACAGGCTTCAATTATTGCTAGTCCAAATATAGAGTTGGAACAAGGCAACCTTCGTGCAAATGTAGGTACAACAGGCAACTTAGTAAATGCCTATAATAACGAATTAGATGAACCTTCTCAACTTGAAGGAAGCTCTGCCGATACCCTTATGACTTCAGCATTTTTAGAGGTATCAAATCCTTCAGAAGTGGATGAAGTACATTTAACTTTTAACTTACCTTCATGTCATGCAATAAAAAACTCTTCTGGCGCAAAAGGCCCTTCTTATGTTGAACTACAAATATTTTTTGAGTACTCTACCGATGGGGGCTCTAGTTATACATCAGAACTTGCTTTTGGTCCAAGCAATAATGACATTTTAACAAGATCTAGAGGACTGCATATTTTTGCTAGAAGTATGTCAGATTTACCAAACAATGGATATATTAAACCTTCTAAAGCCCAGTATGCGGCATTTGTAGAAGAGTTTATAATAAATACTGAAGAGTTCCAACCTTTTGATGATTTTAGAATTCGTGTAAGAAGAATTAATGATCTTAACTTTAAAGATGGTAGTTTTCAGCATAATAACTCTTGTACATTAACAACTGTAGAGAGTATAATAAAAGATAAACTTACATACCCACATACTGCATACACTTTTACTTCTTTTAATGCAAAAGATTATGAAGGCACAGTACCTACTCGTGCTTTTGCTTTAAAGGGCGTAAAGTTACAAGTTCCTACTAACTACCGTACTAGAGAAGAGACGGGTGGAGCAGCAGCCTATACAAGAAATATTACTTCAGGAGCAACGGAAAGCTCATACCAAAACTGGGATGGAAATTTTAGGGGAGATATACAAACTTTTAATCAAGCCTCAATAAATCATGAAAAAGTATTTTGCGATAACCCTGTTTGGATTATGTATGATATGCTTACAAATAATCGTTATGGAATGGGTCAATTTATAGATAAAGATAATATAGATAAATACGAACTTTTTAGACTTGCTAAATATTGTGATGAAGAAATTCCAGATGGAAATGGAGGTACAGAACCTAGGTTTACTTGTAATGTATATTTTTCAGAAGCGGGAGAAGCTACTACAGTATTAAAACAGTTAGCCTCTGTATTCCATGGTATGACATTATGGGCAAATGGAGAATTTACTGCAGTATCTGATAGTCCTAAACAACCAGTAGCACTATTTTCAAAAGCAAATATTATCAATGGTCAATTTACTTATGAAGGAACAGGAGAAAGAGTAAGAACAAATCAAGTAAAAGTAACATGGAATGACCCAGAAGATAATTATCGACAATCTACTGAGTATGTAGAAGATTATGAAAGTATTGCAGAAACAGGAAGAATCGTAAGATCAGAACAATTAGCTTTTGGTTGTACTTCAAGAGGTCAAGCCCATAGAATGGGTAAATGGAAACTTATCTCAGAAAAAAATGAAAAAGAAACAGTAAGTTTTGAAACAGGTCAAAATGCAATAGGGCTACTCCCAGGACAAGTTATAGCAATTCAAGATGCAGATAGAGATAGAGTTTCTTATGCGGGTAGAGTTTCAAATACAGGAACATTAACAACAACAGTTATTCCTTTAGATAGAACAATTAGTTTACCTGCGTATGACTCTGCTTTTCCTCATGAGCTAGTATTAATGTACCCAAAAGGAGGTGCATATCTTACTGACGATAGTGCTACAATAGGCGGCGTAGCATATGTAAAAGGTGACTTAGTTACCTCAATTACTTCGTCAATTGAAGCAGTAAATGAGGAAGCCAACTTAGCATGGACAGAGGAATTTACAACAGAAATTCAACCAATTACAACTTCAGCAGGTAATGTATCTTCTTTAACAGTTAGCTCAGCTTTTACAAGCGCTCCAAATACTGAAACAATATGGGCATTGAAGTTATACAATACAGATGGAACTCAAAAAGTCGGAGCATTAAAAGAGTATAAAATTGTTGCAATAAAAGAGGACGAAGGTAAGTTTAGTATCGCAGCAGCAGAATATTATAGAGAAAAATTCACAGAAATAGAAAGAGGATATGGATTAGAAGCTAGACCCACGAAAGAGTCTGCAGATCCAGATGATGTAGTTCCCACACCTAAAAATTTGGTTATTACAGTAGAACCTATGGACTCAAGTGATAATACATCGTCTACAGATATCTCTGGAGTTATTACAGGTAATAAAGCTACTCTTAGCTGGGATTACCCTTTAAACGCAGATGGAAGTAAGTATAAGTTTGCAAATGGTTTTGAAATCGTACATAATTTTAATGGAGATGAAACTACAGAACTTGTCAATAGTATAAATCAAAGTTTTACAATTGATAATATTTCTGCAGGTGTCTACAATGTAAGACTAAGAACAAAAACAGCAATAGGATCCGTATCTCAATTTATCAAGAGGGATATTGAAATAGCAGAAGCAGAACTTGTTACCCCAGGTGTTTCTAGGACTGAGCTAGTTCCTCAGGGGGGAACATCAAGTAGAAATCTTCTAGTAACTGGATCAGTTTTAGAGTTTAGTTCAAACAGTTATTCTTTTACAAATCCTAATGGCGTTACTTTTACAAATACCTCTAGTACTGAGGCTACATATAAACAAGACTTTAATGGAATGGGAACTGAAGCTTATTTGCTTTTTGATTCTAGTGAAACCACAGATAAATTAAAAGCATTAAAAATTATTAATCAGACAGACTCAGTTCCTCCTGTAAGTTATTTTGGAGACATTTCTACATCTACTAATGGGTTATCTTCTACTTCAGGAACTGTTATTATAGAAAGATTCTCTAACCAAGTGGATGGTACAGGTACTTCATTTACTACAGAATTAAATGTAGGTAACTTGATACAAATAACAAATGGCTCAAATACTACTCAAGCAACTAGCGGAGCAACTACAGAAAGTAAATCAGTAACACTCTCTGGAACAAACTCAAATATTTCCGTAGGACAAACAGTTACAGGAACAGGTATCAGTGGAGTTACATATGTAGAAGCTATTAGTGGAACTACGTTAACTCTAGGAAATAAACAAACTATTGCAAGTGGTACGACTTTAACTTTTTCAGTTTACGAGTCGTTTGCTAGAGTAAGATCTATAGAATCTAATACTTTACTATATTTGGAACAAATAGTACAAAGACCTTTTAGTTCATCCTTAAAAGTACAGGCTTTTATACCTGATTTTACTAATGATGCAATACTTGCTAAGATAAAACTAACTAGTGGTACATATAGTATAGAAGAACTATATGTATCAGCCGGAGGAGAAAAAGGGGACCAAGGCCCAGTTGGACCTAAAGGTGGGATAGGAATAAAAGGTGACACAGGTGTAACCGGGCAGAAAGGTGAAGGTGGGTCTACTGGGGATAAAGGAGCCAAAGGTGGCGCAGGTGAAACAGGCCCAAAAGGCCTACCAGGTGCTGCAGGAGAGAAAGGTGGACCAGGTGCTACCGGTGAAAAAGGACCAAAAGGCGGAATAGGCCCTAAAGGACTTCTTGGAGATACAGGAGCTAAAGGTGCTACAGGAGAGAAAGGAGAAACAGGATCTAAAGGGCTTAAAGGAGATTTCGGTCAAAAAGGAGTCAAGGGCGGCACAGGTGAAACAGGAGAGAAAGGGCTTAAAGGAGACTTTGGTCCTAAAGGACTCGTAGGTCCAACAGGTGATACAGGGGATAAAGGGCTTAAAGGAGAATTTGGTCCTAAAGGACTCGTAGGTCCAACAGGGGGTACAGGAGATAAAGGACTTAAAGGAGAGTTTGGTGCCAAAGGACTTGTAGGTCCGACAGGTTTAACAGGAGATAAAGGACTTAAAGGAGAGTTTGGCCCCAAAGGACTCGTAGGTCCAACAGGTTTAACAGGACCTAAAGGACTTATTGGAGATTTCGGTCCCAAAGGTGCTACAGGTGGTGTAGGTGATACAGGACCTAAAGGAGCTGTAGGGCCAACAGGTGCAAAAGGTGGTATAGGTGGACCGGGCCCAGCAGGTGGACCAGGTGATACAGGTGATAAAGGAATTAAAGGCCAAACAGGTCTTCAGGGTGGTACTGGAGTTAAGGGCGATCCCGGAGATGAAGTCTTTTTAATATACTATGATGGATTAAAAAATGATGTATTAAATAGTAATGCTGCTGTAACTACAACAAGTAAACCACTAGCTCCAGATATGGACGGAGGCTCTAGTGCTATAAGTAATTTATTTAGATTAACTCAAAAAGATGGAACTGTTACAGATTGGTATACAGAAGCAGCAGCTTTATCAAATTGGTACTTTGTAGCTTCCGCAGTTACTCCAGCATTTGACCAATCTCCTAGAACGGAATGGACAGTTAGTGAGTATTTACAAGGGGAAAAGGGAGAAACAGGAGCTCAAGGAGCAAAAGGAGCTCCAGGCGGACCAGGTGAAACAGGGCCTAAAGGAGCTGTAGGTCCAACAGGTCAAAAAGGTGGACCAGGAGCTGTAGGTGCTAAAGGTGCTACAGGCGGACCAGGTGCTACAGGAGAGAAAGGTGGGCCAGGAGATGGAGGTGCTAAAGGAGCTACAGGCGGACCAGGTGCTCCAGGAGAGAAAGGCGGACCAGGAGCTGGAGGTGCTAAAGGTGCTACAGGTGGACCAGGTGCTACAGGAGAAAAAGGTGGTCCAGGAGCTGGAGGACAGAAAGGAGCTACAGGCGGGCCAGGAGTTACAGGAGATAAAGGTGGTCCCGGAGAAGGAGGTCCTAAAGGTGCTACAGGCGTACCCGGTTCTCCAGGAGAAAAAGGCGGACCAGGAGCTGGAGGGCAGAAAGGAGCTACAGGCGGACCAGGAGTTGTCGGAGAAAAAGGCGGACCAGGAGATGGAGGACAGAAAGGAGCTACAGGCGGACCAGGTGCTACAGGAGAAAAAGGTGGACCAGGGGACGGAGGACAGAAAGGAGCTACAGGCGGACCAGGTGCTACAGGAGAAAAAGGCGGACCAGGTCAACAAGGTGCTAAAGGGGCCCCAGGCCAACAAGGTGTTAAAGGAGCTACAGGCGGACCAGGTGCTACAGGAGAAAAAGGCCTACTTGGACAAACCGGTGTTAAAGGTGCTACAGGTAGCCCCGGTGCAGATGCTCCATACGTAGTTATTGGGTTTGATAATACAGTCGATACAAATGCAGAAAGAACCACAGCAATTAAAACCTTCTCAGGATTAAGTGTAGTAAAAGTTAACTCTGTATATTGGGATGCTACAACTGGGGTACCACATCAGAACCAAGCTAGTGAAGCTTCTAACCCAACGCTTACACCACTTACAGGAACAAATGCTCTTATCTCTGCAGATACTATTTCAGTACAAGATTTAATCTTACCAACAACAGGGTCTAGAGTTAGCGGAAGTATTATTGGTAACTTCAATACTAACTCTTTAAGATACGCAGAAGTGTGTGAAGTAGGTACTGGAGCCGGGTTTTATCAGGGATTTGTAAGGGCCAAAGGAGGCACAGGTCAGGTAAAAACTATCCATTTCTTATTTAGTGACGGAACCGTAAATACTACTGTAACAAGCGGAGGAACAGATACCACAGAACTAGGAGAAAATAGTTCGGGTGTTATTTATAAAACACCTTTAATACAGAAGTTACCTGGATTGGTATCAGACTCAAGACTTACATCAAGTGATGATACTACAAACATTCCACTCGCATTTAGATATGATGGAACAGGGACAGTAACTTTATATATATACGGTCAAGGAGATAGCAATGCTAGACAAGTAGAATATGTAGAAGGAAGATTCATCAAGTTTGGCGTATCAACTCCAACTCAATTTACATTTACAGATGTATCAAATGCTACAGCAAGTAGTACACAGACATCAAATACAATAACATTATCAGGAAGTGCTTTTGTATCAGGAACAGCAAGTATCAATCTAGGAACATTTAGTGTAAATGGTGGAGCACATAGTGGTACCTCTAGAACAGTAAGCAATGGAGATACAATACAATTACAAGGAGTAGCTTATAGTACTGGTGGAGCATCTAAAAATCACATATTTACTGTGAGTGATACTTCAGATACATGGACAATAACAACAACAGGCGGTATTCCAAGTGGACCAAAAGGACCTAGTGGGCCTATTCCTTAAGGAGAATAATTATGGCAATACATAACTTTACATATACATTTACACATAAAGAGCTACGAGCTAGAATTGTAAATAATACTAGCGTCATTGACAATGTTAGAGTAGAAATCACAGGCATAGATACTGTGGATAATACAAAGACAGCAACTATTGAACAATGGGTAGCTTTTAAAGTAAATCAAAGAATGAATGGGGATATTAGTGATTTTATTCCCACCAAACAAGTAACAAACGAAAACATACAAAACTGGGTACAGAATATTTATGCACCCGAAACAACAGCAAAAGACGGTCTAGATGCTCTGATGACCTTAACAATTTTTGGTGATGACGAGCTTCAAGCATAACCGATACAGTATATGATTCACATCGGAAATTTAATGCTTGACTTCACCTCAAGATTTTGATATAATTAATGCTATAGGAGTGAAATAATGGCAGCAGGTAAATACGATATAGTTATAGATAAAGGCTCTAGTTTTGCCTTGGATTTAACTGTGCAAGAGAGTGGAAGCGCAAAAGACCTTTCAGACTATTCGGTTAGAGGACAACTACGACCATCAGTTACTTCAAGTACGTTAACTGCTTCTTTTGTAGGACAGGTAACAAACGCAGCCCAAGGAAAAATAAATATATCTTTGACTCCAGCAGTAACGGGGGGAATAACTCCAAGTAAGTACTTCTATGATGTAGAAATTCATACATCTGGAGATGCAGTAGTAACTAGATTACTTCAAGGGACTGCAATAGTTAGTCCAGAAGTAACAAGATAATGAGTAAGGCCACAACAATTCAAGCTACACAAGACGTTGTAGCTCTAACAGTAAATGAAGATACTATTACAGTTAATGTAGAGCCACAAACAACTAACATAGAAATTAGTTCCGCAGTAGCTTCAGGAGCAAGCAACATTCCATTTACAGGAACAGGTACTTTAGCAGACTCAGGTAACATTGCAGACGCACTACAAGTACTAGCAGACCAATTTTATGTATCAACAACTCCTCCTCAAGCGGGAGATGCAAATTTAGAAGAAGGTGATTTATTTTATGACACTGATGATAATCAGTTAAAGATCTACCGAGAGACCTCTTCGGGAACTTATAGTTTCGTTCCAATAATGATTGGGAACGATTCATCAGACTCAGACACGGTAGACGCAGGAGCTTTTTAATAGCTCAATAGGACAAAAACATGGCACAAACAATTAAAATTAAAAGAAGTACAAGTACCGCGGTACCGGGTTCATTAACAGCCGGTGAGTTAGCTTATTCACAAAGCTCTAATAAATTATTTATTGGTAGACCTGCAGACGGTGCAGTTACAACAATTGGTGGAGACTTATATGTTAACATGCTTGACCATGATTTAGGAACACTAACAGCAAGTTCAGCAATAACAACAGACTCCAGCAATAAAGTTAATCAGTTTAAAACAGCAAATTTAACAATCGGAGCAAACTCAATAACTTCAGGAAGTGGAGATATTGACCTTGTTGCTGCAGCAAATTTAGATATTGATGCAGGTACAATAGACCTCTCAACACAAGCAACAGATTTTAAAATTATAGATAATTCTGCTACAGGTATGACAATCTCAACAGCAGAGCATACCTATTTAACTTTTGATTCAACCAATACAGTAGAAAAAATACTAGTAGGCAAAAAACTAGACATAAATGGTTTAGAACTGATACTTGACGCAGATGGTGATACAAGTATTACTGCAGATACAGATGATAGAATAGACTTTAAAGTAGGTGGCGGAGATGAACTCTCTTTAACCACATCAGCATTAAGACCTTCAACAGACGGCAGCATTGGTCTTGGTACTTCTTCATTTAAGTATGCAAGTTTATTTGTAGATAATCTAAAATTAGATGGCAATACACTAACATCAGAAGATACTAATGGTAATATTAATATTACTCCAAATGGAAATGGTAAAGTTGTTCTTGACGGATTTGCTTTTCCAGTAAATGGTTCAGGTACAAATGGTCAATTCTTAAGACAAGATGGTAGTGGTAATTTAGAATTTGCTACTGTAGTATCAACATTAACACTTTCAGCAGATAGTGGAACAAACGATAGTATTAGTACTGGCGAAACTTTAACTTTTAATGGAACAAACCCTATAAATACAGCTGTAAGTGATAATGCAATTACTATATCAGTAACAGACGCAAGCACCTCAGCAAAAGGTGTTGCTTCATTTGCAACAGCAAACTTTACAGTATCCAATGGAGCTGTATCTACTAAAAACATCGTTTTAGGTGGCAGTACACTAACTAACGGCTCAACAACAACAGATTTAACAGGGTTAAATTCTTTAGGAGTAGACGATTTAACACTTAACGGTTCTACAATATCTACATCTGCAGGTAACAATAATATTGTATTATCTCCACATGGGACAGGTGTTGTAAGAGTTCCATCAGGTTATAAAGACAGATCACAGTTTAACGCAAATAGTTTAGTAACTAAAGAATATGTTGATGCAATCAAACAAAACTTAGATATAAAAGATTCAGTACATTTAGCTTCTACAGCTAACGTATCGCTCACAGCAGGTTCTTCAGGATTAGAAGCTGGAGACACTATTGATGGTGTATCTCTAACTGCAGGAGACAGAGTTCTTCTCAAAAATCAGACTGATGCAAGTGAAAATGGTATTTATGTAGCAGTAGCTTCAGGCGGAACACCTGCAAGATCAACAGATGCTAATGCAAATGATAAAGTTACTTCTGGTTTATTTATATTTATTGAAGAAGGCTCAACAAATGGCGACCAAGGTTATGTTTTAACAACTAATAGCGCTATTGATTTAGGAAATACTGCTCTAGTATTCACACAATTCTCAGGAGCTGGTCAAATAACAGCAGGAAATGGTATAGTTAAGTCTGGTAACACACTATCAGCAGACGTTGATAATGTTACTTTAGCTCTTGCTTCTGGTGACTTAAATATTAAAGGAATTACACAAACAAGAAAAGGAGATTTAATACTAGGAGCCACAACAAATGACGCTGGCTATAATAGACTACCAGTTGGAACAGCGGATCAAATATTAACTGTTCAAGGTGGAACATTAGCATACACAAGTGTAATAGACGGCGGAACATTTAGTTAATAAATAAATACCTGAGTATATACTCAACAATAAGGTTACATAGATATGGCACAAACAATCAAATTAAAACGCTCAGCGCAACAAGGAAATGCGCCTGACACAACGGATTTAGCACTCGGTGAAGTTGCTATCAATACTTATGACGGTAAGGTTTTTATCAAGAAAGATGATGGAACTGAAGCAATAGTAGAATTAGGTCAAACAGGTCCAAAAGGCTCCACAGGGGCAGGCGGAGCTAAAGGTGCTACAGGAGCCAAAGGTGCTGCGAGTACAGTAGCAGGTCCAACAGGGCAAAAAGGTGAAGTAGGTGCTAAAGGAGCTACAGGTGCATCAACTAAAGGTCAAAAAGGTGAAGTAGGAGTTACAGGTAATACAGGTTTAAAAGGAGCTACAGGTCCAAAAGGAGCTACAGGTCCAAAAGGAGTTACAGGAGCCACAGGAGCAGATAGCACAGTAGCGGGTCCAACAGGTCCTACAGGGGGTTCAGGTCCCACAGGAGCTAAAGGTGAAGTAGGTGCTACAGGCCCAACAGGTGGTACTGGAGGTACTGGAGGTACGGGTCCAAAAGGTCAAAAAGGGGAAATAGGTGCTACAGGTGGTGCAGGAGCCAAAGGTGCTACAGGTGATGCAGGAGCTAAAGGAGCTACAGGAGCCAAAGGCGAAGTAGGAGTTACAGGTGCCGCAGGTTCTAAAGGACAAAAAGGTCAACAAGCTGGAATCACAGCTATATCTAATTTCGTAGATAACCGAGTTTTAACTGCGTCTTCCGGAACAGCTATCAATGCTGAATCAGGTTTAACATTCAATGGCTCTACTTTAGACGTAACAGGAACAGTTACAAGTGATGGGTTGACTGTTGATGGTGCTATTGTTGCACAAAGTACAAATGGTTTTGCGACAGCTACTTTAAAAGCAGACACAAATAATACAGGCTCAGGTGGAACTCCTGATTTACGTTTTGAAATAGGTGGTACACAAAAAGCTAGACTTCGTGTAGATACAAATGACAATGTTGAAATAGCCACAGGCACATCAGCAGGAACAACAAGATTTGGTATAGCATCCAACGGAGACATATCCTTCTACGACGACACAGGCTCAACTCAAGGTGTATTTTGGGATGCTAGTGCTGAGAGATTGGGTATTGGGACTACTTCGCCAAGTGCTAAGTTAGAAAGCTATGTAAGCGGAAACTTTAGCACAACCCATAATGATTTTTCAGGTGATGGATTATATATACAAACCAATGGTACTGTTGCAGATGGAGAATATACAGCAGGTATAAGTTTCTCAAGAACTGCTAGTAATAATGCTAGGGTTGCTGGAATTGCAGGTGTGCAAGAACATGCTGATGCAGATAGAACTGGATTAGCATTTTTTACACATCCATCAACTGGTACTACAGGTGCTTTACAAGAAAGTTTAAGAATATCAGCAGATGGAAAAGTTGGAATTGGTACAACTTCGCCAGGAAAGGAATTAGATGTATTAGGAACAGTAAGGGCACAGGACAGTAGTGCCAATCAGCATCAGTTAAGAGCAGACAAAATTATCTCTTATGGAACAGATGCAATTTTACAAGCTCAATCTAGTGGTGATGATGTAAGATTAAATACAACAGGTAATGTCACAAGGCTTATTGCCACTGCTGAAGGTTATGTTGGAATCGGCACAACTTCGCCGGCGCATCCATTACACGTTGTAGGATCTACAGTACCATTAAAAATTTCTGGTACCAACCCTAGCGGCACAGGCTTATACATTGATAACGATAGAACAGGCAGTAAATTATTTGGCATATTAGTAGGAAATATTGCCGCAGGTGCTTTTAGTATTAAAGACGAAGATGCAGGTGCT